AATGAAAACTCACTTGTAGCTTCTTATAGATTTGAAGGAAATGCAAATGATGATATGAGGGCTTATGACGGTACTGCAACGAATGTAACATACGAGTATGGATTGAATTTTACTCCAGATTTTGTTTGGATAAAAGAAAGAGATGCAGTAGAATCTCATAGAGTATTTGATTCAACAAGAGGAGCTACTAAAGAAATATATACAAACCTTACAAATGCTGAAGCTACAAATACTCAAAGTTTAACTTCATTTGATACAGGGGGGTTCACTCTTGGTACAAGTGGAGCGGTAAACCAAGATGGAATAAATAATGTGGCTTGGTGTTTTAAAGCAAACGGAGGAACTACAAGCAGCAATACAGATGGTACAATTACAAGTACAATACAGGTTAATCAAGATGCAGGGTTTAGTATTGTTCAATACACAGGTACTGGAGCTAATGGGAGTGTAGGTCACGGATTAGGTGTAAAACCAGATTTTGTTGTTATTAAACAAACAACTTCTGCAAGTGCTTGGGTTGTGTTTTCAGATGCAACAGGTACTTTTAGTTATTCTTATTTAAATACTACTGCTGCATTTAATGCTTATCCTTCTATGTCTTATGATAGCTCCGTGTTAAATTTAAATGGCGGCACTGACCAAAATAGATTAGGTGATACTCATTTTGCTTATTTTTTTACATCAAAAGAAGGCTTTTCAAAGATTGGCTCATACACAGGTAATGGAGTATCTGGAGGAGGACCAATTATAGAAACAGGATTTGAACCAGCTTTTGTGATGATAAAAAACACAAATACATCTACTTATGGTTGGTATATGTTTGATAATAAAAGAAATCCTGGTCAAGAAAAAAGATTAATATTAAGAGCAGATACAGATGGTGCTGAATATGATGGTGGATATTATTTAGAATTTTTATCTAATGGATTTAGAATAAACACAAATTCAGGTCCTGTAAATTTAAACAACGGCACATTTCTATATATGGCATTTGCTGCAGACCCTGACACAGAAGCACCAACAGTAGCAAAAAGTTTTAGTACAGTAGCTTATACAGGTACAGGTACTAATCAAAAAGTTGAAGGTTTAGGATTTGCTCCTAATTTAGTTTGGATAAAATCAAGAAGTACAACTAATCCTAACGTATTACACGATACAGTTAGAGGTATAGGAAATGTTCTTTATTCTAATTTAACTAATGCTGAAGCAGATGAAAGTGCATATTTTACAAGCGTAGGATATGATTATTTACAATTTGGTACAAATGCAGGTAATTATAATAATACAGGTACAGATTACGTTGCTTGGGCGTGGAAAGCTGATGATAACGAACCGACAATAAACACAGAAGGTAGTGTAGATTCAGTAGTTAGTGCAAATGCTAATTCTGGGTTCAGTATCGTTAAATGGGACGGAACTGGCGCTATAAATACAGTAGGTCACGGACTTTCAGCAGCTCCTGAATTAATAATATTTAAATCTTTAGATATTACAGCGGACTGGCAGGTGTATGCAGAGCCTATTGGTAATGGGAATAAATTAATTTTAAATTCAAGTGCTGCTCAATCAAGCACAACAAGGTTTGATAGTACAAGTCCTACGTCTACAGTATTTACATTAAGAGATGTTGGTCTTGGAACAGGACAAATCGCCTACTGTTTCCATTCAGTATCTGGATATAGCAAGATTGGAAGTTATACTGGTAATGCTGGAACTTTAAGTGTTAATGTTGGATTTCAACCTGATTTTGTTTTAGTGAAAAAAATCTCCGGTACAAGTTCTTGGTTTCTATTTGATTCTGTAAGGGGCGATTACAATAGATTGTTTCCTGATTTAAGTCAAGCTGAATCTTTTTCTGGAAATCAAGTAGCTTTGACATCAACAGGTTTTACTTCAGGCGATGGAGGTACTAATAATTCAGGTGCAACTTATATATATATGGCATTTAAAATAAACTAATGATAAATGATTAAAAAATAATAAAATGAATGGATTTGAACCAACAATATTAGGAATTAGTGTGTACGTGATAACAATAGCAGAGATTAATCAATATCTACAAGGACTTCTAATTATAGCAACGTTGGTTTATACAATTATTAAAATATTTCAATTAATAGATAAAAAATAAAAAATATGATTAAATTATTAAGAATTATAGCAAATTGGTTAGAAAAACAAAAAAACAATTTTAAAGTTTGGTGGAATAAATTTATAGAAAAACTATTATTTAAAATTTAATTATATTTGTAGTATAAAAATTAAAAGTTATGGCTTCAACAGTATTCAACGGAACAAATTTATTAATCAAGATTGCAGATGATGCAGGTACACCTACTACAATTGGACACACAACAAGTTGTTCAATTTCTTTTACAAACGATATGGCAGATGCTACTACTAAAGATTCAGCAGGATTTTCTGAAGTAATTCCTGCGGTAAGAAGTGCAGAAATTAGTTTTGATGGTTTAATGGATTATACTGATACAAATGGTGGTAATGAAATTGCACACAAATTACTTACAAGACAAAAATGTGATTTTTCATTCGGAACTGCAGCAACTGGGGATACAGTATATACAGGAGAAGGTTTTCTTTCTTCAGTAGAAATATCAGGTGGTATGGAAGAAGCAGTAACATATAGTGGTACAATTACTGTTACAGGTGCAATTGTAGAATCTACAAACTAATAAATATTAAATGACCAAACAAAGAGGTTATTACACTCTAGAAATAGGTGGTAAAAAAAGAACACTCCATTTTAGTATGAACTTTTGGGCAAACTTTACAGATATGCTCAATATATCATTAGCTGAAATTGGAGATGTTTTTTCTAATGGTATTTCAATAAAAGGATTAAGAACATTAATTTATAGTGGTCTATTAGCTTATGACCAAGAGAATAAAAAAGAAATAGATTATGATGAGTTTGATATTGGTAATTGGTTGGAAGATATTGAAGCGACAGAAATCGAAAAAATTGTCGTAGCAATGACAGAATCTAAAATATTAGGTAATTCTTTAAACGGAGGTTTAGAAAGAAAACCAACTGATTCAAAAAAAAAATAGCTGATAAACTTTCTTGGGATGATATAACTGATTTTTATATCGGTTATGTTGGTATTAAACCAAATGATTTTTGGGTAAATACATTTAAAGAAAATATACTTATTTCTGAATCTTTTTTTATTAAAATCAATTTAAAGTGGGAACAAACGCGTTTTGTTGCCTCAATGATACATAATGTCAACTGCACAAAGAAAAGCCAAATGGTGAAGCCTCAAGACCTTATAGAACTACCTCAGGATAAGATTAAGAAATTAAAACCAAAAACATCTAAAGAAGAATTTGAAAAGTACCAAGAACTCATTAATAGTAAGTTGAATAAAAAATAGTTATTTTTGTATTATGTTAGGAGCCGAACAAAATTATAATCTAAAAGTAAATCTTACTGGTAATGCAACTCAATTAAATATTGCATTACAAAGCTCAACATCTAAACTTCAACAATTTGCTGCAAGAGCAAAATCAATAGGTAGCACATTATCTAGAAGTTTAACATTACCATTAGCTTTAGTAGGTGGTGCATCTATAAAAATGGCATTAGATTTTGATAAGTCAATGACTAAAATAAAAACATTAGTAGGTGTAGCAAGTGATGAAGTAGATGCAATGGGTGGTGCAGTTAAAAGGTTAGCAGTTGATACAGGTGTTAATGCAAATGATGCAGCAGATGCATTGTTTTTTATTACTTCAGCAGGTTTACGAGGTGCTGATGCTATGAAAGTTTTAGAAGCAGCAACAAAAGCTAGTGCAATTGGTCTTGGTGAAGTTAAGACAGTAGCAGATGCAGTTACTAGTGCAGTTAATGCTTATGGTCAAGAAAATTTAAGTGCCGAAAGTGCAACAGATATTTTAACTGCTGCAGTTCGTGAAGGTAAATTAGAAGCAGATAGTTTAGCACAATCAATGGGTAAAGTATTACCTGTATCATCTCAATTAGGTGTTGGTTTTGAAGAAGTAGGTGCAGCATTAGCAGCAATGTCTAGAACAGGTACAGATGCAGCAATGGCAACAACTTCTTTAAGAGGTATTTTATCAGCACTACTAAATCCATCTTCACAAGCTAATAAAGAATTAGAAAGTTTTGGATTATCAGCACAAGGATTAAGAGAACAATTAAAAGAACAAGGTTTACTATCTGTACTTAAAACTTTAACAGATAGATTTGGTGACAATCAAGAAGCAGCAGGTAAAGTATTTGGTAATGTTAGAGCATTAACAGGTGTTTTAGATTTAATGGGAAATAATGTCGGTACAACTGAACAGATTTTTTCTAATATGTCTGACACAACTGGAACTTTAAATACTGCATTTACAGAATTAGAAGATGAATTAAGTTTTAAATTTAAAAAATCATTAGAAGAAATTAAAACTTCTTTTACAGAATTAGGTAAAACTTTAGCAATTGCAATTTTACCTTTTATAAAAAAACTATCAGGTTTTGTTACTGGTTTAATAAATAAATTTAACAATTTAGATACATCATCAAAAAATCTAATTTTAACATTATCTGGTATTGCTGTTGCTTTAGGACCATCAGTTTTAGTTATTTCAGGTTTAGCATCAGCATTTGCTCTTTTAAGTTCTCCTGTTGTTTTAGTTTCAGCAGCAGTAGTTGCATTAATATTAGCTTTTGAACACGTACAAACTAATATACAAATGGTTGGTTTACAAATAGCAAAATTTGCAGAAAAAGCAGTTGTTCGTATGGGCACAATTGGAAAAGCAATTAGGTCTTTATTTAATAAAACAACGATTAATGAAGTACTTGCAGATATGGATATTTTATTGCAAGGTATTAATGATAAGTTTGACCCAATGATTGAGGCATTAGACCCATTAGGTGAAAGTATTTTAGAAAAAATATCATCAGCAGTTGGTAGTTTAATGGATGGATTTAAACAAGTAGGTGTAGGAATTGGTAATTCTATTGGTGATGGTGTTGTTGATGGAGTTGAAAAAAGTGTTATAAAATTGCAAAATTTATTTCCAATAATAAATGAACAATTTACTAATTTAAGACTTCAATCAAAATCAACTTGGGATTCAATTAATCAAGGAATTGATTCATCAAATTTAAAAATACAATCATTTGATAAGAAATTTGAAGAAGCTTCTAAATCTGTTCAATTTTCACAACAAGCTATGCAAGGAGTATTAACTACACTTGCAGGACAAATTAGTAATGCTTTTTCAGGTGGAACAGCATCATTAAAAGAATTTTCTAATCAAATATTATCTATTCTAGGTGATTTATTAATTCAAGCAGGTACATTTGCTATTATTACTTCTGAATTAATGAAAAATGCTTTTATTCCTGGTCTTGGAGTTGTATTAGGTTTAGCTGCAATTGCAGTAGGAGCAGCATTAAAAGGTCTTGCTAATAAAGTAAATAATGAAGGTATTACTCCTTTTGCTAAAGGTGGTATTATAAGTGGTCCAACAGTAGGATTATTAGGTGAATATGCAGGTGCAAGACATAATCCTGAAGTTGTAGCACCACTTAACAAATTAAAGAGTATAATAGGTAATAGAGGTTCAACAAATCTTAATGGTGAATTTGTAGTTAGAGGACAAGATTTAATATTAGCACTTCAAAGAGCAGAAAAAAGTAGAAACAGAATTTTATAATGGCAACATACGGAGTAAAATATGAACTAAAGTTTTCAGATAACAGAGGTCATAAAAGAACTTTAGAAATATTAAAAAAAGATTATGAAGGAGATATTTTACCTATAATTGGAACAGACAGTCCTGCTATTATAAGATATGAAAACCAAGATGATTTTTATAACCCAATTATAGGTTCATCTTGTGACATAAACTTAAAAGTTACAGACAATATTACTTATGATGAGTTTTCAAACTTTGATGAAAGAGAATATAAGATTAGAATATTAGCAGGTCAAGAAGATGATACAATAACTCTTGATTCTCCTTTATGGGAAGTTGCAAATACAAATTGGAATGAAACAGAAACTCTTTGGGCAAAAGGTGATGTTTTTGAAGTTTATTG